TCAAAATAACTTTTTCAATGAAAAGGATGTCTTAGGTGTCAAGGATGCTTATAGATTTCTATCTTGGTTGGACTTGAGTAGTTTCCAATTAACACTTCCAGAAGTCCATCTTTTATTAAAGACTGGTGTTTGTGGGGAGCACACCTTGGTTATCACGCCTTGTGATATGGTTTCTGATCTGCTTGTGTAGGAAGGTTTGAGTTGATTAGATTGTGGTGTGTATCAATATTGATCTGTACACTATCAATCTTCACACTAGGCGCATCGTTGGTATGCGCTTTGGTGTGTTCGATTGTTTTGGTGTCTTTCAGTTTGGGGTTTGGGAAGTTTTTCGAATTAGTTAGCAATGGGGAGTTTAAATGGCATCGCAATATGAGTTAGATCACACGTACATGAAAATGGCTATAGCAATGGCTAGTTTATCCAATGGTGTTAGATCAAAAGTTGGTGCTGTGGCAGTTACCAAGAACGGTGTTGTCTTGACCGGAGTTAACGGATTACCGAAACAGTTAGGAAATGTGCTTGAGGTCGAAGAGTATAGTAGTGAGCTGTTTGGGTCTGAACCTCGGTTGGTTACTAAACCAGAAGTAATCCATGCGGAAGAGAATGTAATTCTTAAGGCTGCCCGTGAAGGAGTCTCCTTGATTGATTCAACTTTCTACATCACATTATCAACCTGTGTACATTGTGCCTCCCAGCTTCTAAGCCTTGGTGTTGCACGTGTTGTGTATCTAAATGAATACAGAATTACAACAGGAGTTGACATTTTGAAACAATCAGGTATGATAGTTGACAAATTGGAATTTAGAATGGTGGGATATAACGAATGAGTTTAAATATGATTCGAACACGTAGTTTAGCAAGTCGATATCATTTTGGTCAAAAATATGGTGAGTTAGATTATTTTAACTACCATATTTGTGGTGTAGCACAATCATTAGAAACTTGTGGTTACTCTACTGATCATGTTTTGACTGGATATCTGCATGATATTTTGGAAGACACAGATTGTCGTGAGGATGAAATCTCTGATGTTGCTGGTTTTGCTGTATTGGATGCAGTCATTGCTTTAACTAAGTGTTATTACGGTGAGGAGTCTCGACGTGATTATTTGAAACGTGTTGCTAAAAATGAAATTGCACGTGATGTCAAAATGCATGATATGTCTTTCAACATGCTAAATTGCTACAAGGAAGGTCGAATTGGGAAGATGTCTAAATACATGGCAGATATTCGAACCTTGAATGAATTTATTAAGGAGGAAACAAATTAAGTGTCTGAGATTTATAACGAAGGTTTCATTGTAGAAGATTTTCACGGTACAGATTTATCACACATTGATTTTCAACATGAGCATAAAACTCAATGTCCGAAGTGTGCCGAGAATGGAGGTGATAACTCAGGTGATAATTTACATGTTTACGGTTTGGATGATAATGGTGAGCCACTCGGTGCAAAATGTTTTACTTGTGATTTCAAAGTACCAAGTATGGCTCATGAACGAGACAAGGCTTCTGGTGGTTTTGCTGCTGCTCAACCAACCAAATCTTTTAGCAACAACACACTTCGAGCAAAGGTTAAGCGAAAACCGGATGATCTTGATGCGAAACGCTTAACTGTACAGCAAATTGCAGACATCAACTCGAAGTCCGTAGATAAGCTGCCAATTAAATATCGTGGTCTACAGCGTTATAACAAGATCATGGAGAAGATTGGTGTACGTTGGGTTATTGGTAAAGATCATACTGGTAATGATGTTGTTGAAAAAATGCTATTCCCTGTTTATTACTTCAATGGTGATAAGCGTGAATTAGTTGGTTATCGAGTTCGTGTGGCCTACAAGAATGGTCATCCAGAAAAAGATTTCTATGTACAGGGTTACTGTGGTATCGATGGTGCTGAACTGATTGGTAAGTCATATAATCCCAAGATTGCTGACACTCTAATCGTTGTTGGTGGTGAGGTTGACTTAATCACTACTATGGGTGCTGTTGAGGATATCATGGCACGATACAAGGCTCACAGTATTAACGTGGTGTCTGTTATTAATGGTGAGAAGAGTTTAGCGGAATCATTGAAGGCTGATTATGACTGGGTTGTGTCTCACAACAAGATCATTTTAGCAATGGACAATGATAAAGCTGGTCAAGATGCAATTGATGAGGCTTTGAAGATTCTACCAACTGAACAGTGTTATGCTGCAAACTTTGGTAACTACAAAGATCCTAACTCATACGGCTTAGAAGTTGATCAATTAAAGAATGACATTTACTGGAAAGTTCAACCATTTGATGACTTTGGTTACATGGGTGCTGATGAACTGTTTGATGAAGGTTTACGTGTCTTAGAACAAGACAAGATTCCTTTACCTGACTTCCTTAGCGATCTGAAACCATACTTTACAGATGGTGCCATTGGTCTTGGTGAATGGGTAAACATCATTGCAGGTACATCAACTGGTAAGTCAACCATTATTGATGCATGGAAAGATGCGTGGATCGGATTGTCACCATATAAGCAAGCAGTTAACTCATTTGAAGCCTCTAGTGGTCGCTACGGCATCAAAGAAGTATCCGCTATGGCAGGTAGGAACATCTCGCAAATCGCTGGTAAAGAAGCTCGTATCGACTTCTACAAAGCGTTGCGTGAAGACTACATGAATCGTGTCCTTGGTGAAGATGGAAAACCGAAGTTCTACTTTGTTTCTAGTATTCCGAAGAGTATTGATCAGTTTAAGAAAATGCTTCTGCGATTGGTTAAGGTTGAAGGTGTTGGTGTTGTCTGGATCGATCCGGCATTGTCTTTGAAGGCAATGTGTGAATCAATGAAGGACTTTGATGACTTGTTAACTTGGATTGACCAAACTATCCGGTTAGAGCACAACACTACGATCATCACTGTACAGCACACTCGTAAAAACTTATCTAGTGGTAAGAATGCCTCTCAAGGTGGCGAGTTGTCGGAAGAGGATGGTGAAGGTAGTCGTATGCTTATTTCATTGGCAACTATCAACATCGGTATTGAGCGTAACAAAGAAAGTGAAGATGAGGTAGTTAGAAACACCACACTGATCTCTCTGTTCAAGAACCGTCCAGATAGTCGTACAGGTCGAAATATTGCTCGATTGTTTTATCGTTACAAGGCTAACCGACTGTACCCATTCAGTGTTGCAGCTCAACATGGTTTCTTCGCTAGTGATAGTGAAACAACTGTTGAAGAGTTAGCACAGGTTGAGGATGTTGGTTATTCAATTGCTAATGTGACAACCAGTATGGAAGAACATGAGGCATCTGCAAAGTCAGAATATGTTGAAGATGATGTGGATTTACCTTGGTAATCCATTGTAAATATTGTTAGAGTTCTGTAAGATGTAGGGAATGAGTTTTCTACATCTTGATTTATATGGAGGATAAATTGACAGATAAAAGATTTTTCGAAACGGATTGGATATTTGACTTAGAAACTTATCCAAACTTTTTCAGTTGTGCAGCTATGAAAGCTGATGGTACACAGGAGCAGGTTTATGAGATCTCAGATCGGAAGAATGAGACTGAGGATTTATTAAACTTTCTTCGCAAAATGAAGAGTGAGGGTTGTCGAATGGTTGGGTTTAACAACCTTGGATTTGACTATCCTATTATTCATTGGATCTTACAGAAAGCAGTTAGAGCAAAACGAGCCAACAAAACATTGAAGTTGAAAGCATCTCAATTGTATGATCAGGCTCAAAAGGTTATTGATAGTAGCAAAGATGATGGCTTTGGTTCAACCATTCGTGATGCCGATGTGATTATTCCACAAGTTGATTTATTTAAACTGAATCATTTTGATAACAAGGCAAAACGTACATCGTTAAAACTTCTTGAGTTCAACATGCGATCTAACAACATTGAGGATCTTCCTTATGCTGTTGGTACGGTGTTAGATGATAATGAAAAAGATGAGGTAATTAACTATAACTTCAATGACGTAAAGGAAACATTGGCTTTCTATTATCACTGTTATGATTCACTGGCTTTTCGTCAAGATTTAACAGCTAAGTATGGGTTCGATTGTACAAACTTGAACGACACCAAGATTGGTGAAAAGTTCTTTATGCAGCGAATCGAAATGCAAAATCCATATGCTTTCTATGAACCTACTGGTGATGGTAAGCGTAAAATGCGTCAGACTAAGCGTAGTTCAATCAGTATTAAGGATTGCATCTTCCCATATATTCAGTTCTCAAAGCCTGAATTTAACGCTGTTAAGGCGTGGATGGAGAAGCAAATCATTACTGAGACATCTGGTGTGTTCAGTGACATTGAAGAGCATTTACTAGGTGAGGAGTTAGCCAAGTACGCTGAGATGGTAACAAAGAGAGCAATCTTTAAGAATCCATCGAAGGTAAATGGTAAAGGTGTTGCTCAGAATGATTTTGATTTGGATAATCCAGAACATGTCAATCAGTTACAGTTAGCTAAAGAGGAGTTTTTGAAACTTCATCCGAAGGCTTGGTTTGAGGAAACTCGACTTCCGGTTAAGACTCAGAATCGTGTGAAGCTTACAGGCTTTTATCGAATGGCTGAAACCTTGAACGTTGTCATTGATGGGTTCCGGTATGACTTTGGTGTTGGTGGTATTCACGGATCTGCACAAGGATCTGTACATGCTAAGAAGGGTTGGAGGATTATCGACCTTGACGTTGCATCATATTACCCGAACATGGCGATTGCAAACCGTGTGTATCCAGAGCATTTAGGTGAATCATTCTGTGATTCATATGAAGCGTTTTATAAGGAGCGTGGGAACTATGCAAAAGGTACTGGTGAAAACTTAGCAATCAAACTTGGTCTAAACGCCACGTATGGTAACTCTAACAACAAGTTCTCTCCGTTTTATGATCCTAAGTACACCATGACAATCACCATTGGTGGTCAGTTAAGTTTGTGTATGTTGATGGAGCGTTTACGCATGGTTGCAGGTATCAAGTTGATTCAATGTAATACGGATGGTTTCACCTTCTATGTGAAGGATGAGAAGATGGATGTCATGCGAGACAATGTGAAGCGTTGGGAAGGTGTCACTGGCCTGACGATGGAAGAGGCTGAATATTCTAGTATGTATCTTCGAGATGTGAACAATTACATCGGTGTTTACACCAATGGTAAATTGAAGCAGAAAGGAGCCTATGAATACAAGGATTTAGCTTGGCATAAGAATATGTCTGCTCTTGTGGTGCCTATGGCTGTTGAATCTGAATTGATGGGTCGAGATAGTTCAACTGAATTTATCTACAAACATCGTGATCCTTTCGACTTCATGTTGAGAACAAAGGTGGATCGTAGTTCAAGATTGATTTTGGTTACGGGTGATGTCACTGAGGAGCAGCAGCGTATTTGTCGTTACTACCCATCTGTACAAGGTGGAAAACTTATCAAAGTGATGAAACCTTTGAAAGAGGATGGTGAGGATCGATTCATGGCAATGGAAGCTGAGTATGATGTTCGCACGTGTAATGACATGTCTAAGTTCAATTGGGATGTTGATTATTCTTATTATGTCAATGAGGCAAATAAGTTATTAATTCCTTTTCAAACAGAGCTGTTCACTGAGTTGCATAAATAATCAAGTGAATTTTACATAACTTTACACAAAAGTAGTTGATCTCATACAAAAGATCACATATTATTACCTACATGGACTAGAGCACAAGGAGTGTGGAATGTTGGAAAGAGAATTTTTTTTCGCAAGCAATACTGCCATTTCTCTGTTGGAGATAAAGGTCAGGTGGTTGAAGTCATCCAATGTGAATGTTGCGAAGAACCTCTAGTCATATGTCGGGTGGTTGATAATAAGAACTCTAAGTTCATATGGATTGAACAGGGTTCTTTGGAGGAATTAATTCAATAGGAGGAAGTTTGGAAGAATTCAATCGAGAGCAAGAAGGTTACAATCCTCTTGTTCCTCAAGTCGCTGGTAATCACTACAAGAATCGTGGTATTCAACCAATTGAGTATTCAGCTCGTAACGAGTTGAGTTTTTGTCAAGGTAATGTAATTAAATATATTACTCGTTATAAAGATAAGAACGGAATCGAAGATTTAGCAAAAGTTGTCCACTACACCTTATTGGAAACATATTTTCAATATGGAATAGAGGGTAGCACCGAATTGAAAAATCGAATCTTGGAAATTTTAGGAGAAAAAGTTGAGTAATTCAAAGAAAGAAAAGTTGATTAAATATATCAATTTTCAACTAAATGATTTGAAGAATCAACATGAGGATTCAGAAATTAAACGTGGTGAATACTTGGCTCGAAAAGATGAACTTGAGTGCATGTTGACATTTGTTGATTCTATTTATGGAGGTGAAGATGAGTAATAAAGTATTAGTAGATGAAGATGCCCTTCGTGATTTAATTAAGGATTCTCATAAGTTGCTGCTTCTGGAAGAACATGGTTGTGATAACTGGTGTGGTTGGAGCGATGCCCTTCGCAATGAGGATGGTGAGTCATTCTGGAATTTCGAGGAAGAACTTGATGGTATTTCTGGCGATGGTTTGCTGAATTATTTATAAAGAATTCTCAACATAGCGTTGAGAGAGTGTGAGTCTGTCATAGTGACAGGAAATTATGTCTGATCATAGTGATCATTAAAATGAGGAAAATAAAATATGTCTGGTGGTTTTGAAGTTTATGGCGTTCAACAAAACGGTGGTGGTTCTAGCGAAGAAACACGTGCTAAGTTTGATGCTTTAAATAAACACATTGTTGAAACAGTTGGTTTGCAAACTCAGAAAACTTTAGTTGGTGTTGTTTCATCAATTGTTGACTTAGGTTCTCAACCTTTACCTGATTCTGAATACGCATTGGAAGGTGATCAAGTTGGGAAGTCTGAGGAAGAGTTGAATGCAGCTCGTACAGAAGAAGAACTCAAACGTGGTATTCACTTCGGTATGGGTTACAACGGTGATACTAAGCAGCGTGAAGTGATGAAGAAAGTTCCACAGAAACCGTTACAGTGTGTGGCGTTAGCGATTGATTTCCCTAATAAAATTGTCGATAAAGGACAATTCTTCGGTGAAAGTAATCCACAACCTCTTCGCATTTGGTACGGTGGTAAATTCTGGAATGGTGAGAAGATGGTTATCCAAAACTTAACACCTTTGAAAGAACGTCCTATCACTAAAGGTGGTAGCGATTGGAGTCTGAATCCTAAATCCATTTTACACAAAATGGCAGTAGCTGCTGAATTGGTTGCTGATACTAAAACTCCATTTAAATCTGGTCGAATTGATGAGCTATTAGGCAAAGCCTTCTTGTTCACCGTTCAGGTTTTCTTTGAGCAAGGTAAAGGTACTAATGCTGGTAAGCAATACTACAAAGAGAAGGTGACTTTCACTGGTGCTTTGATGGAAGGTATGCCAGTTCCTGAGTTAGCTCGTACTAACTTGGTAATGGTTAAGAATCCAAACAACGACCTACAGTCTGTGAAGGAGATCCCTGCACACGTTCGTAACACTATTGAACGTTCTAAGGAGTTCGCTGGATCTGCAATCGAAGCTCAATTGGCAACAATTGCTGCTGAGGGTGGTTCTGGTGATGAAGGTGGTGAGTCTCAGGAAGCGGAAGTTACTGAAACTAAAGCTAAGGAAGCTGCTGCACCTGCTGGTTCTACGGACTGGTAATACACTGTTAAGAAGTTGTAAAAATGGAAAGAGGGTGCCTTGTGCGCCCTTGTTTCTATGGAGTGGTAAATGAGTGTTGAACACAGAAGATTTACGGCCACAGTTGGAAAGAAGCAAATTTCAGATGCTTTAGTTAATTGTGTGAATGATGGTGAATACACACCAGAAGAAGTTGTTGAGATTACAAATAAACTGATCTTGTATCTACATCGGAATCATCCAAATAAACTAATGAGTGTGTGGCAGTATTTAAAACCTAAGTTTGAGAGATTTCTCAACTCAGAAAGATTTAATTCATGGAGGTAAGTATTGGCTTTTAATGTATATAGTGCGGTTGAAGATGAATTGGAGGATGAAGTTCTACCCGAAGCAGGTAAAAGAAATAGAGTACCTTATAAGAACTTTGATCTTTCTGGTTTCACAGTTCATGACAAGGTTGGTTTGATTGATGGTGACTGGTTAGCATACTCGGTGTGTTGTACACTATCCCCTTGGGATGAAGACTATGTTGCTAAAGGACGCATCAACAAGAAGATTGCAGCATTCGTTGAGGCATCAGGTTGTAATAAGTTAATTGTATTCTGTGGTAGTACAGGAAATTTTAGATTTGATTTACTGTTGCCGAAAAGAATCAACACTGTTGCTGATAACTCAGGGAAATATAAAGCTAATCGAAAGGATCAGGAAGCACCTCCTTATCTTGAGGAAATTAAAGATTGGCTGATGCGAAAACACCCATCGTGGTGGGCTGTTTGCATGGAAGCAGATGATGCTATTGTGATCTCAAGTGTTGATCTTACAAGTCGTGGAATTGAGAGTTATATCTTTGGTATCGATAAGGACTATAACCAGATTCATGGTGGCGGATTAGCCATTGTTGGACATCAAGATATTCCAACATTCTACAAAGAGTGTGAGGAGAATAGACTTGGTGAACTACGCATCATTTCTAGAACTGTAGTTAGGGAAAACGGAACCAGTTATGTGGTTAAGGATGTGAAGGGTCATGGTGATAAATTCTTGGTTTATCAATGTTTAACAGAAGATACAGCCGACAATTATTCTGCTAAAAACTTCTTAAAAAACAACTTCAATGCTGGAAACTTTGGTGATCAAGTTGCTGTTAAGTATATCAACCAAGCAACAACCAGAAAAGAACTGTGGGAATTATACATTCAACACTTTGAAAGTAAACTACCTGCTGAGTTTGAATATGAGGCATGGAATGGAACCATTGTAAAAGCTACACCTTTTGATATTGCAGACCTGTATTTTAAGTGTGCTTGCATGATCCGCAAGGAAGGAATCAGACCAGATCTTAAATCTTATATGGAGGGAATAGAATGATCTTAGTTACAGCTTACTTTAGTGGTATGAACATGGAGCTTTCACATCGAAAGTTTCCATATGAAGAAGACGCTCTTCTTTACTTGAAAGATGAATTGATGTTGAGTGAAGAACAAATAGAAGAGATTCTAGATGGATGCACTGTACCTGATGATGAAGGTGAGGCTTACTTCTACTTAATTGGAGATGTGATTCTATGACAACTGTTGAGGCTTGGGATTACATCAAGGAAAAGTTGAAAGAAGTGTCAGAGCACTTGAACGATGTATTCATTCATTCCGATAATCACGATAGTAATATTAATCTGGCAGATTATGAGACTATTGATGAAGTATTCAAGTGTTTGAAGTTTAAAGATGAGGAGATGGTTTGAAGAGATATATTTGGATTAATGCTGATTTTGATTCTCGTGACTTGGATTATGATTATTGGGATGAGGATAAGCTCATTGATGAATTAATTACAGGTTACAATAAAACCGTTGAGCAAGCAGCATCAATTCTTAATCGAGGTTGGTGGTTTGATGAGTGGAACACCCATGCATTCGTTGAGGTGAAAACTTGAGCGATAAGATAGATGAGTTACTCAGTGAAAACAAACACATTTGGAAAACAAAATCAGCATATTGGAGTTTCATTCGTGGTGGTTTAAGGCGTGGCTTATGGATGAGAAATCCAGTGAAGGTTGAATTTAAAAACAAATTTAGAGTGAGGATGAAAAACCCAAACCCTAAAACTGCAACTAGATTTCCTGAGATCTGGGCCTGTCCTTGTCATATTTGTGGTGGTGTATTTGCTCAGAATGAAGTTGAGGTGGATCATAAAATTGGTCATCATTCTCTAACTTGTGAAGAAGATTTAATGAATTTCTTTCATTCCATTGCATTTGTTACAGAGAAGGAATTACAACTCGTTTGTAAACCTTGCCATAAAATTAAATCCTATGCTGAAAGAATGGAAATTTCTTTTGATGAGGCGAGGGTAATCAAAGAGATTATCGACTTACAAAAAGAAGGAAAAGATACTGGAAAGTTATTGCAATTAGGGGTAACAAAGAGTAACATTCCTACAACGAAAGATAAACGAAGACAGCTTCTAACTAAGTTGATGTTGGAAAGTTTGTCTTAACATCTAAACATTGGGAGATTACATTGCGTAAAAGAGGTTGGCATGAAAAGGCCATTGAGTTAAAGAAAAAAGGATTGTCTAACTACGAAATTGCTAGACAGGTATTTGGTAAAAGTTCTAAAGAAAGTACCCTTAGATATTTCTTCAATCACCGTTCTGTTGCAGCTCAAGTTAAACAAATCAATAAAGCTAAAATCCTATATTGGGATATCGAGATTGCACCTTTCTTATCATTCCACTGGGATAAATGGGGAGTGAATATTGGTAATGGTCAACACTTAACTGAGAAGTTCATGTTGAGTCATTCGTGGGCTTGGAACGATGGTGAGATTGAAGGTAGTGTTTTAACTTCGGAAGAAGCACGTACTCAGAATGATGAGCGTATTGTCACTGAGGCTTGGCAACTATTGGATGAGGCAGATATCTTAATTGCACACAATGGTCGTAGTTTTGATGTGAAGATGATTAATGCATTCTTTCTTCGACACGGCTTCCCACCACCAAGTCCTTATAAGGTGATTGATACCTACCGTATTGCAAAGCGTAAGTTTAAGTTGACATCAAGTTCTTTGGCCTACCTTGCTAAATTCCTTGGTGTAACTCAGAAGTTAGATTCGGGTGGTATGGAGTCATTCATTAAAGCTTATCAGGGTGATGAAGAGGCTCTCAGAGAGATGCTGGTGTATAACAATGGTGACATTGATACATTGCGTCAGGTTTATCATAAGTTGAAGTCTTGGGATAATGACGGTGTGAACATGGGTGTTTATTCTGAACATTCAGCAGTTTGTGCTAATTGTGGTAGTGATAACATCAGTGTGATTGAGAACAAGTTCCAGTTTACTAGTGTTTCAGCTTTCAATTTAGTGCGTTGCGGTGAGTGTCAGGCTGTGTCCAGATTTAGGAAGTCAACTAAGTTAGATGTAAATATTACTCGAACTACATAAAGTTGAGTGTTAAATAGACTAACAGATCGTTGGTCTATTGTAAGTTAGAGTTAAGTTATGTAATATGTAATTACATTGGAATAATCAAGTAAGGAGAAAACATTGACAGATAGTAATAACCAACTAGACCAGATTGCAGAAGTTGAATTAAATCAGGAAACGGTTGAAGAGGCTATTGTAGCAACAGAATCTGGGTTGGAAACATATCAGTCTTATCTAACTGGTGAGTTCAAGGATTCAGCTAAAGCATTTATTTATAATTGTGGCTTATTGAGCAATACACTATATCAAGATGATCCAGTTAAGTTCATCAAGAAGGTCAACACTCAGTTGAATCAAGTAAAGGAAGAGCTTGGTGAGATTTTAGTTGCAATTGATCTTGACACTAAAGAGCATATTGATGGTCATGTTGATGCAATGTTTGTTGGATTAAACTTTGTTGAGATGAATCAGTATCTTCCATTGATTAGTGAAGATCTGCTTCAAGAGCATTTAGATATTAACAAACTTCAATTAGTTGGGAATATCTTTGATCACATTATTGGTTATCCTTTGCCGGAAACCGTGACAGATGCAGCAATGGTGACAGCAGCACGTCGAATTGTTGAAAACAACAAATTGAAATATACCACAGATCGTGATGTAGCATACGCTTGGCGTTTACCTGCTGGTGCTCGAAAAGATGGAATTAAAGTTCAGGAAGTAGTTGTTGACGGTGTGACATATTACTCACTGGTTGATAAGAATGGGAAGATTCGCAAGCACCGTGATTTCGTGGCTGTAGAGTTGTCCGACCTCACTGGAGAGGGATAATATGACAGAGAATGGACTATTTAAAGTTCCAGTCTATGTAAGTGAAGCGGATCTGAATGATCCGCAACTTGCTAAAATTGTAGAGCGCGTTGGACTTGATGTTGTTCTTTGTGAACTATTCGGGTTTGATAAAAATGAAGTGATTTGTGACATTGAGCCTTTCTTTTATGAGGTTGTAGAGTGTGAACATCGTCAAAGGATGCATCCATATGCTATCACAAAAAGTAAGCGATATTCAGGATATGAGCGTTTAGATAAAGCTTGGATTAATGGTGCTATGGCATCAGAAGAGGCAAAAATGTCAGCAAAGAATGATCGTGGTTATTTGAGCGAATTAAGAAATTTAGGAGGATAAAAAGTAAATTAATGTTGGATATTAATGTAATTAAGAAGGATGGAACTGTAGAGCGTTTTGATTGTGAAAAGATTAAACGAGCAATTGAATTAGCCTGTGATGGATTGGAAGTTCAGGCAATTGTTTTAGAAAGCAAATTTGATCAATTTATTGTTGATGGTGTTACTACTTATGATATTCAAGAAAACTTAATTGAACATGCAAAAAATCTAGCATCTCCTTTACAACCTGATTGGACATTGGTAGCAGGTCGTCTTGCTACTATGTCTATGTGGTCTAAACGAGGTTCCTACGATGTTCCGTTTGTGGAATTTGTACGTTCAATGCAGCGTAAAGGTATTTACACACACCCAGCTTTAAATGTCTATACGGATGAAGAGTTGGAAATCGCTGGTTCTTGGATTAATAAAGAATATGATTTAGCACACTCAATTGCTTCTGTTGTAACCTTCCAAAATAAGTATTTATTGAGAAGTGAATGCATTCAGCAAGCCACAATGGTTGACACATTAATCTACGCATCTGTTGAGGCCACACCTAGTGATCGTATGCGATACACTAAGAAGTGGTATAAGCGTTTTGCTCAACGGAAGATTAGTAAGGCTACTCCACATTGGATGGGATTGCGAACCTTTGGTAATACAGCATCGTGTTTCATTCTAGACATGAGTGATGACCGTGAGAGTATCATGCAGACAGCGTATGACGTTGCAATGATTAGTTCTGATGGTGGTGGAGCTGGATTGTTTGCAGGCCACTTGCGAGCTAAAGGTGATACTTTGATGGGTGAGGCTAACACTGCTTCTGGTGTAACTCAATTTATCAAGATCTTCAATGATGTGATCTTAGCTTTCAACCAACGTGGAAAACGTAAAGGTGCTATTACGGTAGCTCTTCCTATTTTCCATGCAGATGTTGAAGACTTCTTGGAAATTAACTCTGAAACAGGTGACTTACGTTCTAAGTCGTTTGATATTCAGCCACAGATCAATATTCCTGATCTATTCATGAAAATGAAGAAAGAGAATAAAGATCAAATCTGGCATACATTTAGTCCTTACGAAGTTAAAACAAAGTTGGGAATTGAGCTGTTTGATGTGTTCAATGAAGAGTTTGAGGTTGCTTACAAGGAGTGTGTTGCTGCTTACGAGAGAGGTGAATTACGTGTTGTTCGAACTTACGTCATTAATGATCTATGGAAAACTATTCTCAAGAAAGCTGTTGGGCATGGAACCCCATATATCACATGGATTGATGCAGTTAACTGCGCTAACCCAAACCCACATGCAGGTAATATTTACTGCTACAACCTGTGCACTGAATCAAACAGTATCTTCCGAGCAGGTCAATACGCTCACACATGCTCACTCTTATCTGTTGTCGTAGGTCGTGTTGAGTTAGAAGAGCTGGTTGAACTGGGTGCTGATTGTACACGCATCTTGGCAAACAACTTGAAGTTGACTACGGCTCCAATCGAAATCTCACAGAACCACATTAATGATGTTCGTTCTATTGGTATCGGTATTCAGGGTTTAATTGACATCATTGCACGTGAAAATCGTCATTATGGTGACTATAAATTCTTAACCGAAGTAGCTGAACGAATCATGTTTGGTGCAGTTCGAGAGAATATTCAGTTAGCCAAGGAGCGTGATCGTTACCCACTGTATGAGGGTAGTAAGTGGGAGTCTGGAGAGTTATTCGATAACTGGATTCGTGACTCTGTTTGTCCTGATTTAGATTGGGGAGAGTTGAAGCGTTTAGCTGCGATCTACGGTGTACATTTAAGCCACTTGACATCACCAGCACCTAACACATCAACATCAATTGCAATGGACGCTCATGCAGGTGTAATGCCTCCATATGGTGCTTTCTTCTATGAGGATAACACTAATGGTAACTTACCTGTAACTTCAATGTATTTGAAGCAGAATCCACTTCGTTATGCGAAGACGATTGGTAAGTTTGTTCCAGCAGAATTAACTAAATCTGTTGCTGCTTTGCAGAAGTTTGTCGATACAGGTATTTCAGCAGAATATGTACTCGATATGAATACACAGAATGTTGATGCTGTAATGGTGGATGATTTGTACAACCAGTCGTGGGAGCAAGGAAACAAAGCTGTGTACTACTTGAGAACAATTCTTGAGGGTGAAACATTGATTAAAGATGAAGCTTGTGCAAGTTGTGCAGCGTAAATTTTAAACAAGCAGGGTTTCGGCCCTGTTTCCTATAAGGAGATTAAGTGAATTTAAATATTGAAAAGATCAACGAAGTTTATCGTGATGTTCAGCTTGTGACAGCACCCATCTTTAATGAGAAAGGAACGGACGCTTACGATGATCAATTGTTGATTGGTGGTAATCCTACTGGTATTGCAAACATGAACACGGTGCGTCACCAGTGGGCTGTGAAGATCTACAATAAGATGTGGGAGCAATTCTGGACTCCATCAAAAGTAGACATGTCTGCGGATCGTGTGACAAAGAATCAATTAACCGAAGCTGAATACTTCTCTGTGAAGGAGACACTTGGATTCTTGATCTTTATGGATAGTTTTCAGATGCGAAACCTCCCGAACATCTTTGATCCGGTTACTCTACCGATGGTTGTAGCTGCTGGTACGGTGCAGACAGCATTTGAGAGTATGCACACACAGGCTTATCAGTTCATGGCTGAGACGCTTATTCCACCAACTGAACGTGATGCTATCTATGATCGTTGGAAAGACTCACCAGCGTTAAAGAAACGTATTCTGACAATCTCTAAGATTGCACAGGATTACTTGAATGAACAAACTTTAGAGAACTACTACAAATTACTTGTAGCTAACTTAATTTTGGAAGGTTTGTATTTCTACCAAGGTTTCAACTTCTTTGATCAATTAGCACATCGTAACCGAATTGTACAGTCTGCTAAACAGATTGATTATATTCGACGTGATGAATTTACCCATATGGGTTTATTTGTTCAGATGATTAAGGAACTTGGTGTTGATGATGAGTTAATTATCGCAATGTTCCGTGAGGCTGTTGAGAATGAGATTGAATGGTGTCATCACAACTATGGTAATAGAATCTTAGGTATTACAACCACATCATCAGAACAATATGTGAAGTATCTAGCAAATGATCGTCTTGGTCGTTTGGGTATTGCTCCTATTTATGAGGATGTATCTAACCCGTATCAGCATCTTGAAACTGCTGCATTACAAGGTGGTAAACGTGAGAACTTCTTTGAATCAACTGTTACCAGTTACATTCAAGCTGATATGTTGAGCAATTGGGATAAAATTTAACAATTAACGTTGACAACTCTACAATACTTAACTAAAGTGAACACACTGTTACATGAATTGTGGAGTTGTTATAGTGATTTTGGAAGGAATGGGGAAACCCAATTTAGGAAAGATTATGCGTAAAGGTAAAGCGTCCAGATTGGACATGGATTACATTGTTGAGAAAGACCGTAAAGAAAGCAAGAAGCGATCTAAGGCTTGGAGAGAAATGCGAAAGAATGTAGCACACATGAAGCGAAATCATGAAGTCACTACACCGGATGATGGTCGAGTGTTGGAAGGTTGGGATTGGAAAGAGTCCGATGAGGGTTATGGTCTAGGGGATCAAGCTTAGTGGATATTGAACAATTATTCTTGTGTAAACTAGCAGAAGAGTGTAGTGAGGTAATTCAGCTTTGCATGAAGGCTCAACAGTTTGGTTTAGATAGTGTTGATCCCAAATCTGGATCTACCAACAAAGAGTTATTACATGGTGAATTGAATGATATCCTTGGTGTTGTTGGTGCTTTAAATATCTTCAATCAGTTTGATTTTCAAGAAAGCGATCTTGCTAAATTGCAAAAGCATGATAAGATGCTCAAGTATTTAAAAATTTCTCAAGAGTTAGGAAGGGTGAAAGAATGGTAAATGTTCAAGAACAGCAATACTTAGATATCTTGCGAAAGTTGAAAGACGAAGTTGAGGCTGGTGGTTTGGAGCCAGTACGTGATGGTCATTATCGAGCACGTATCTTTGGTCAACAAATGCGTTTTGATTTATCCAAAGGCTTTCCATTGCTGACACACAAGAAAGTGTTTATGCGTGGAATCTTTGAGGAGTTAATGTGGTTCCTTCGTGGTCAAACTGACAACAAGATCCTTCAAGCTAAGAACGTACACATCTGGGATGAGTGGCATGATGCCTTAGTTCCTTACGGTTATGAATCTGGTGAACTTGGTGCTATCTATGGTGAATCATGGCGTAATTTTGACGAGGTGTCCATTGAACGATGTGACACAAAGGTTGAGCGATATGATATTATTCAGGAAGGTTTTGATCAGATCGAGTGGGTGATTAATGAGATTAAAACTAATCCAGCATCATCACGATTGATTGTAACAGCTTGGAACCCTCATGTGCATTGTCAGTCTGGAGCTGCTGCTTTACCTCCATGTCATACACTATTTCAATTCTTTGTGAAGCAAGGAAAGCTGTCTTGTCAACTTTACCAACGTAGTGCTGATGTGTTCCTTGGTGTACCTTTCAACATCGCTAGTTATGCATTATTGACACATATGGTAGCACAAGCTTGTGATTTAGAAGTGGGTGAGTTTATGTGGATTGGTGGTGACTGTCATGTGTATGGTAATCAGGTTGAGTTCTTTGATGCTGCAATCAATGCTGAAACATATGACTTTCCAACACTTGAGTTGAATAAAAAGGATTCCATTTATGATTATGAATGGGAGGATGTTAAAGTGGTGGGTTATCAACATGGTTCCCCAATTGTTATTCCAGTGAGTACATGATGAAGCAAATTAAAATTACCGATGCAGAATTCGCTGCAAAATCAATGCTGTCAACTGGTATTTACTACATGGTTGCTCTTGAAAGTGAAACTCGATTCTTGATTATTAATCAGAAAGGAAATCGAATTAGTGTTCCTAAAGATAAATGTGAAGTTTCTGATTAAATAATGTTGTATTAATATCTAACCTCTGATAGAATTCGTTCTATCGGGGGTTTTTTATTATGTGGAGAATTTAAATGGTGAAATCCTATAAGATCAAAGTTAACTCTTTAATAATTGAAGAGGTGTATCATCTCTTGATGAAACTCGGTTATGAGCCTTACAGGGAGTTAGAGTTTTACAAAGAGGTTGAAGCTAACGCTTTTTATGCTGAACCTGATAGATATGGGTTGTTCTCAATGAATAGTAAAAAAGGTCATCCTGTTATTGAATATGATAACAGTGAAGATATGAGTTTTTATAATTCTTGTGAGAATGTAGAAATCACTCTTGATCAATTGCGTGAAATGGTGAAGTCTAAATGCTAACTTGGATTACAGTTTGGATTCTAACTGTTAGTCACTATGAGACAGACGATAGTGGTCATGCTGGATACGGGGTAGGTTATACATATCAACTCCAATACAAGGATCAGAAAACTTGTTTAAGACAAGCTGATGCTCACCGAGAAAGAAAGATTTCTAAGACTAAGTTTTTGGAACCTGATTCTTATGTTAATCTACACAAAAGAACTCGTTGTGATTTTCAACAAATTCCAGTTTATAAATAAAGAGGTATAAATGAAACAATCATCATTCGCTGCTAAATTATCTCAAGCAGCACCATCACCTGCAATCATGCAGAAGACACCATTAGCCTCAAGCTTAACTAACATAGGTGAAATGGTAAATCGCTCTTCTGCATCAAATCAGGTGGCTCCAGTGAACAATTATACATCTGTTCGAAACGAAGACATTCGTAAGTCTTTAGAAGCAGCAGGTATGACTCAATTGGTTAATCCAAATGAAATGGAACTAACCTATGTCAATTCCGTGTTCCAAAGTAAAGGTTTTCATAAGATTGAAAACGTTACCTATGAAGCAGTGACCAACATTGGTAAGGCTGAGTTTGAAGACCTTAATCGAAAGATGAAGGAATTCACTTCTAAGATGGGTGGAGTTAATACTGCTGGCATCTTTGATCTCATTGATGAAGTTTCCAAAGGTGTTGCTGAGACAGATCTTGAGTCTATCTACATGAAGGCTGTGAATGCTAAACCAACACTGTGGGCATTGTTCTTATCTCTGTTTGATAAAAACGCTAAGGGTCGATCTGTTCAGCAAAAACTTAAAGCTTTGGGTGATACACTAGGTGCAAATGGTAAGAGTTTGGAAGTTAAGCTTACTTCAATTGAGCAAGATTTATCCAAACAGAAACAAATGCAAGAAAAAAATGTAAAAGACCTTGAGAAATCATTTGAGATCTACTACAATTCTTTCATCGAGTTAAGAAAGCAATATGCTTTAATCGTCTACTTAGAGCATTCATATAAAGCTCAGTTAGATAAGTTTAAAGCAGACAATAGTGGTTCAACTGATTTGGTTATTTCAAAAGAACTTCAAGATTATGAAGGTCGATATCAGGATATCCAGAACAAACGATTGATTATTCATAAATCAATGTTGCAGTTGCCAATTATTGTTCAGCAGAACACTAACTTGGTTACAGTGATTAAGACTCTTATGAAAGAGATTGATAATACTCTGGTAAGTAGTTTCCCGTTAATTCGCGGTAACTTGCAAACTATCGGTGTTTCAATTATGACTCAGAAGGCAATGTTGGGAAATAACAACGCTAAAGAGTTAGAAAAGAATCTAGCACTAATGGCTAATCGTGTAACTGGTGATCTTGCTGTAGCAGGTGCTACGTTGTCAGCCGATCTTCGCTTACAAGAAGCTCAAACTGTTGAGACTCTGGTTGGTGGATTAAAGACATTAACTCAACGACTTGAGGCTGCTAAAGAAGAGAGTCAACAGAAAATGAATGATGCAACTGGTATTCTCACCAATGCAACTAATGAACTTAAAGATTTACTTGGAGGTAAAAATTGATTCAACTTAACTTAACTAAAGAAGCTGCTGGCCCGATCTCATTCTCGCTTTGCAAGATCCAGAAATACATTGTGGAATTGTACTGGGAATCACAGCATGATCTTGATGTACATGCAATTGCATTGAAGGGTGGTAAACTCACTGGTATCCAAGGTATCCTTTCAACCTACAATGGTGGTTTGGTTACTACTGCTAACCCTGCTGTGAATCATGTATCTGGTGGCAAAGAGATGTTCCAGAACATCAATGGTAGCTTGATCCATCACGGTGACGCTCGTTCAGGTATTAGTGTAAACCAAGCACTACCAGATGAGGTGTTAACTGTGGATCTTCCTAAGTTAACTGATGGTACTGATGAGATTGGTTTCTTCATTACTACTCACCCACCATCATCTGCTAAGTTCAGTCAGGTGAATGATGCTAAACTTGTGATCAAAGATGATTCCGGTGCAACATTGTTGACTGCTAACCTAACTAACGACTTTGACTCGTTTGATATGGTACAGATGGGTAGCTTGGTATTGAACCCTGCCTCTAATGGTTGGGAATTTAACCCACATGCAACAGGCATCAACGGATCGTTCAACGACATCATTGCAATGTTTCAATAATTGAGTAAGGGGTGGAAACACCCCATTCTAAAAAGAGTTAGAGAATATGGCATTTTTAGCTTGGTTTCTTGGTGAAATTGTAATATTATTATCAGCAACACTACTGATTTTGTTATTACCAGAATATGCGGATAGTGTTGGGTTTGCTGCTGCTTTAATTGCTACTGGTTGGATATTTGTTATTGGTTGTTTATCGTCAGCTATTGGAAAAAATAATTTTGGAGGAAATAATGATTAGTTTTGATTTAGAGAAAAGTACGGAAGCTTTACAGTTCAGTTTGGTGAAGCATAATGTTGGAAAAATTTTACCTTGTCAGGTGAATTTCACAATGGATGTCTCTGGTAGTTTTGATGATGAACATCGTTCTGGTTACACTCAACAATTGTTAAATCGATTCGTACCTTTTGCAATGTTGTTTGATAAAGATAAAACACTTGGTAGTTATGTCTTTGCTTCTCGCTGTGAGCAGTTGGGTGACATCAATGAGCGTAACTATGCTGATTACATTCGCAAGTCAGTTCAGCGTAGTTCTGTGTACAACGGTGGCACAAACTATGTTCCAATCTTTGATTTGTTGATTGAGAATACTAAAGCTGAAATTGAAGCACCTGTGTCAACTGGTGGTTTCCTATCTCGCTTGTTTGGTCGCTCAAAACCTGCTGAAACAGTGGCTACTACACCAGAAAAACATTTACATGTATTTGTGACTGACGGTGAGGCTTTTGATCAGGATGAGGCAGCACGACATCTTGATGAT